ATCTGCTGCACCAAAATTAGAATTAGTTATTGCAGAAAAAGTTGAAGCGTTTCCAAATAAAATAATGTCTCCTGCTTGAAAAGAAATTGTTGTTGGAAATGTAATTGTAACAATTGGTTGACCATTAGTTGTGCTAAATGCACTGGTAATAGCTGTGCCTGTTGGATTAACTAAAGGGTGTATGTCGTAGTACACTTCTCCTGAGTATGCGTATAAAATTCTATTGGTTCCAATAAGAGAGTATTTAATACCATCTCTATTAACCATATGATGTAACCCTCTAGCTGCACCTGTTAATTTCCTATCACCTAGTTGGTTCCAACCCCCTATTTTTTCTGGCGTACCATACCTAAAACGTACATTAGTACCACCTGTCCATTGAGACTCGGCTCCTGTAGATGTAACTTGTTTGTTGAATCCTGGTAAAAATCCTAATTTTTGTAGCATATAAAAACCTGTTTATTAGGTAGTATATCAGATTGTTGATAAATTCAACAGGTTTAAGTAAGGAGAATCAGTGGTGGATCATCTCCTTACCAGTGTGTATTATACACTATTTTGTAGGCAGAGTAAATTAATTATCTTTTTATTGAACCACCCATTTCTTCATGACTCCAAGAAGGAGGGTGACTCCATGAAGACAATGTATATTTAGTTCCTTTTTTTAAAGGAGTAGTTTCATGTGGATGAGTTACTGTTGATGGCCAAACCATACTCCAGCCTTTTGGAATATCTTTATTATCAAAGTTTTGTCTTGGAAATTTTAATAAACTGCCTTTATAATTATCATTTAATTTTACATTTAAAGTAAATTCACTTGTATCATTGTGTAGTTTAACAAATTGTCCTGGTCTAGAATATCTAATTATCATAGGAGAAAACCAACCCTTTACATTTTCAGGTTTAAAATGTTTTTCTATAATTGGAGTTATAAATGTTTCATATTGTTTACAAAAATCTTCAAATAAAAAATAATTTATTTTACTAAAAAATAAAGTATCCCATGGATGTTCTTGCGTGTCTTTATTTTTAACATGATCGTAATAAGTAATGTATGGAGTAAATTTTTCACTATAGAATTTTGAAATGTTTACTAGTTCATCGCAAAAATCCTCTGTATAAAAAGGAGTAATAATAATGTCTTTTATAATATCTATTTTTTTTCCACAATCTTTATGAATTATTTTTTTATAATCTATTATCATTTTTTAGGTGGAGTAAATCCTTTAAACCAATCAGGTAAACCAATAAAAGGTCTTTTATCAAATTGATTAGCTTTAGCATTTTTAGAATTAGCTTTGTTGTAGTGTAAAAATACTTGTCCACAATCTTTACCTTTAAATTCTTCTCTCCAATGTTCAAGGTCACAACCTGAATAAATTAACATATCGCCTGGATCAAGATTAATTTCTATTCCATCTCTTCCTTCATTACCTGTTGGATCTAAATATATAGGCCATAGCTCACCACCTAGATTTAACGTAGTAGATATCTCACATGAATATCTATCTTTATGTCTTGCTAAAATATCTCCTTTTTTATAAATTCTTGCATAGGAATAAGTAGGACTTAGCTTTAAGCCAGTGTGTTTTTCCATTACAGGTTTTACCTCCTGTAATAAAGTTTCCATTGCAGTATCACTATAGTGTGAATAAGTATTAGGAACTTGTGAATCCACCCATGTTCCATAGTCTTTATTAAATGGAGATAAATATTTTTGCTCAAATAAATATTGTGCAACTTTTCTTTTGTTTAAAAAATATCTATAAACAAATTCTGCTAAATCAGATGAGATAGCTTTTTTTAATACAGTATATTTGTTCTTTTTAAATGACATTTATTACTCCTTTGTTTTAAAAATAATTAAAATTAATAGTTATTCTTCTTTTTTGATCTGTGCATAAACTACTAGAATGTTCTTCACTTGGATCAAAAAATACTGCTCTGTTTGCTTTAGGTATTACTTTCTTTTTACCAAAATAAGTTGCTCCGTTATTACTATTAATATAATAAATACACCCTTTGTGTTTAAACTCATAATCTTTGTGTGGTTTATTTATTTTTTTATTATTGTTACTTAAATATAAATTACCTTTAATTCTCATAATACTTTTGCATTTTATTTTTACTAAAAATGTTTCCCATAAATTAAACCAATTGCTTTTTATTACAGGTTCTCTGTAAAAAGTATGAGTAAAATATAATTTATCATTAATATCATTTTTATCTGTAATAAAATCATTGTAGTACCAAGGAAAATTATCTCCTGTTATAATTGAATTTAAATTATTAAATTCATTTTTATCTAAAAAATTATCTATTATTTGAATGGCCATCCAAGATTCCATATTACTAAACTGTTTCGTTCTCCACTTTTAACTGGACAAACTCTGTGCCATACAAACGACGGAAATACAACTAAAGATCCTTTGGGTAATATTTCTTTACATTTTATAATATGACGTTTTTTATCCGGATCTCCATTTCTAAAATCAAATTCTAGTTCCCCACCTTTATAATCTTTAGGATCTGATAAAGTTACAGTTACAGATAGTTTTCTAACTTTTCCATTACAAGACAAGTCTGAATGGTTTTCATAAGGTCTATCCCAACCATCACAGTGCCAATCATAATACTGACCTTTCTTATATTTTGTAAATTGACATGGTTCAGAATAACTCCATTCAAAATCCCAACCAGCGCTTTCGTTTGCTTTATGGATATAAGGTTGTATTTCATTAAATAACCAACGTTCATTTATCCAAACAACATCTGAATGTCTTTTCTTTTTTAAATTTTTAACTTGTTTTGAATTTAATTTTTTATTACCATAACCACCGGTAACTGCCATTTGATCTTGTAGTTGATGACCGTATTTTACAATGTCATCACAGATACGTTCTGGAATTGCTGATTTAAAATACCAATAATAGTTCGTTAAATTCATAATATGTCTTTATGAATTTAGTATAATTTATTTTAAAATTTTTGTAAAGAGTATTTATTGAGCAATCCAAGAAGATGTTGAAACGTCCCAATTAAACATGCTGGCTGTAAAAGAATTAGACTCATCTTTTTCATTTTCTGCAGTCCATTTTTGTCCCACTTCATCCCAAGAAATAAAATGGTATCTTGTAATTTTAGCATCACCTGCGGATTTACCTTCTGGTAATTCAGTCTTAGCATCACCTACAGATTTACCTTCTGGTAAAATATCTGTTTCTAAATAAACTTCAGGTTCTAAATAAACGTAACTTGCGTGATCGTAAGTTGTAACCGTTGGGTAAGCTATTGGTGCTTGCCAATCATCATTAGCGTCTAAAGACCATGAAGCGTGAGGTTGAGGTAATAAAAATTTATCTTTAACTAAATCATAAATCATGCCTTCACCTGCAAAATATTTTCTAAAACTACTATTATAAGAAGTTTGTTTCCATGTATTAGTTTCAGTTTTAAAAAATTTAGCACACCATGTTTCACCATCAACATGCATATCATTATCCCCTAAAAGACCTGATGATGTATTAATATCATTACCTACAACTACTACTCTTAGTACTGTGTTGTTTTCATTTAATTCTGCAAAATGTGCCATATATTTATATTAACCTACTGTAAATGTTCCTGTAACTGTAAATGTTGCAATAGTATCACTACCATCTGTTGCTGTTGTATTAGTTCCTGGAGCTATTGTAACTACAGGAGCTATTGAAGTAGCATATCTTAATTGAATACGACCTGATCCACCAGCACCTGATCTTGTTGGAGGAGCAGTTTCTCCATTACCACCACCGCCACTACCAGAACCAGCAGGTCCATTATTACCAGGTCCTGCAGTACCTGGACCTGATCCCGGAATACCATCTCCACCAGCACCTGAACCACCAGCACCAGCAGCACCCGGGTTATATGCTCCACCACCACCACCGCCACCATACGGAGCTGAACTACCTGTAATTGAAATTGATTTTCCATTTCCACCAGCACCACCAGCACCACCAGGACCTGAAGAAGCATTACCAGCTGAACCAGCACCACCACCACCAGAAGCTGCATAACCACCAGCACCACCACCACCAGGATTTCCTTGAGGACCACCATTAGCAGCAGAAATTGGAGGAGTATTACCAGCATTACTTGGACCTAAGTGTCCACCTCCACCACCAGAACCACCAGTAGCATCAGCAGGGTCTGGACTTGCTGATCCACCACCCGGAGCGGGTCCACCTCTACCACCACCATTAACAGTTTTATTAATAGGTGCATCTCCTCCACCTACAATTGTAGAGTCTGAGCCTTTTACACCACCGGTTCCACCGGATCCTATTGTTATATTATATGTTCCGTTATCAAAAGCTAATCCAGAAGCATTGGGATTTGAATAAGAGAATATAAAACCTCCAGCACCTCCACCGCCACCAATTCCACCTTTTCCACCGCCACCACCACCTAACATAAAATAATCTGCTGTAAATGGGTTAGGTGAAACACTTCCTCCAGCACCAAATCCTAAAACTTGATAACCAAATGATTTACCTTTTCTGTCTTGTATATTTTTTGTGTTCTTACTTGAAGTAAGTTTATTTTTTAAATCTCTCATATCTAAATTCCTTATGCGTCGTTAGCAGCATTAGTAGTAAAGAATATTTTGATACCTAGAAGTCTAGCTACTCCGGTAAAAGTATCTCCACCTGCATTTGCATCTCTAAAAAATTGAAAATAAGTTTGTTGATTTTCTGCAGGAGAACCGGCAATTGTAACTGCAGAACTTTCTGCTGCAACTTGTTGATCTTCAACTGTTCCAATACCTGCATCTGTAACTGTTATTGCTGTACCAAAAGCAACGTCGATAGTATCACCATCGCCAACTGATACACCTTGTAATCCCCAAATACAGTCACCTGTGTTTGTAGTACTTGGTGTCCAAAATGTTTGATAAGTAATTGTGCCTTCATTCCATGATTTAGGAAATGCCACTGAAAATTGTACAAAATCATCTGCTGCTGCAGCAAAATCAAATACTTTCATATCTGGTCTTAATGCTGTTGTTT